TCCTGGAGCAGGCGTGCCTGGAATTGGCGGTTAGAAATTAAGAGAGGTTCACGCCTCTCTTTTTATTGTATTTTTTAAAATAAAGGAGAAAAATAACATGCAATTAAAAATCAATGATAAAACATACAACATTAAATTTGGAGTAAAATTCGTTCGTGCGTTGGATAAAGCTTATCCAATTGAGCGACAAGGATTAAAATTTGGAATGGCTCTATCTGCTAAAATTCCAGAATTATACGCAAATAATATCGCATCATTGGCAGATATTATCTACTATGGAACAGTTACAGAAAGCCCTCGCCCTTCTTTGACTGATGTTGAAACTTACGTTGAAGAGTGCGAAGATTTAGAAAAATTATTCGATGAAGTAATTCAAGAATTAGGTGAGTCAAACGCAGGAAAGTCTTTGTTACAGGAGATGAACCAAGGTCTCAAGAAGAAATAATTGAGAAATCATCTTTAGAAACGTTCGAAGAAATCATTATTAATTGTGTTCGATTTCTAAATATTACAGACATGAATGAGATTGGACGTATGACTATGTATGAATACGACTTATTGATGACTGGAGTATTATTACGAAAGCAGGATGAAGACGAACTCTTACATCGCTCTGCTTGGTTAACTAGACAGGTAGAGGCTACTAAGTCGGACGGCAAAACTCCTTTGTATAGAAAATACAGTGATTTCTACAGAAAAAAAGATGCTAAGCAAAAGTATCAGCTCTCAGACAAAGAGAAAGAATTATTGCTGAGAGCAAATACGTAAGGAAAGGAGGAGTATAATGGCAGAGACTTATTCAGTCGAGGCGGTCCTTACCGCTGTAGACAAGGGAATGAGTTCTACTTTGAACGGTCTTCAAAAAGCAATCAACGGACTTCAAAAGTCGTCAACCGCATTTGATAATATTTCAAATAAGAGCAGTTCGATGTTTAAATCAATGCTTGGTGCTAATCTTGTCAGCTCAGCGATTACATCCGCTTTTGGAAGTATCAAAAATACTATGGGCGAAATGGTCGGAGAGTTGAATAGCTCGAAAAAGGCGTGGGATACGTTTGACGGGAACCTCAGCAAGTTGGGTTGGGGGAAAGACCAAATCAACGAGGCAAAAGAGGCTATGCAGGACTATGCGACTAAAACTATCTACTCAGCCTCAGACATGGCAAGTACATTCTCTCAAATGGCGGCGATTGGACGAAAGGATAGCAACGAGTTGGTAAAGGCTATGGGTGGTCTTGCAGCGTCGTCTGAAAATCCTAAACAAGCGATGAAGTCCCTTTCTCAACAAATGGTACAGGCTTTAGCTAAGCCAAAGTTAACATGGCAAGATTTTAAAATCATGATGGAACAAGCTCCAGCAGGAATGAGCGAAGTTGCCAAACAAATGGGATTGTCCCTTAATGAATTGATTACAAAAATTCAAGCAGGGGAAGTCAAAACAGACGACTTTGCGGAGGCGTTTAAACGTGCAGGGGCAACCATGCAGGATATGGCGACGCAATACAAGACGATTGACCAAGCTATGGACGGATTGAAAGAAACACTTTCAAACAAATTAAAGCCAGCTTTTGATACTTTGTCCAAAGCTGGTATAAAGGCACTAGAGGCAATCATGAACCAACTTGACAAGGTTGACTTCAATAAACTAGCCTCTGGGATTGAGAGTTTTGTAAGCAAGATTGATTTCGATGCAGTTATCGAAAAAATAACCTCGTTCGTTGGTTCTGCTGTTGCTAAAATCAAAGAATTTTGGCAAGGCTTTACAAACACAAGTGCAATATCTGACTTTAAACAGGCATTGAGCGAAGTTTGGGAGGCAGTTAAGAAAGTATTTTCTTCACTTGCTGGAGGAGATACGGCTTCATTCGGTGAAAAGGTTGGGAAAGCCTTAAGTGCAGTTTCAAAGGCATTACAGGCGTTTGCTAAAATCGTTCAAAGTCTAAGCCCAGAGCAGATAAGAGCTATTGCCACAGCGTTTATCGGTTTTAAAGTGGCACAAAGGTCAACAAAATTATTGGCAAATGCTTTAATCGGCTTGAGCAAAGGAGTAGGTGCAATCAAGGCTGTTTTTGGCGGTTTAGCAAGCTTTGCAAGAGTTGCAAAGATTTTAAGTGGTATCGCTAAAGGTTCTCAAGCTGCTAGCTCGGCATTAACATTCTTGTCTGGAAGTTCAAAACTTGCTAAGGGTGCAATGATTGGATTGAATATCTTTAGTAAGGTTGGCGGTTGGATTGGTTCTGCGGTTTCTGCAATCGTTGCTTTCCTCGGTCCAGTTGGATTGATTATTGCTGCAGTTGTAGCAGTAGGTGTAGCTTTCGTTGTTCTATGGAATAAATGCGAAGGTTTCAGAAACTTCTTTATCGGCTTATGGGACGGTATCGTCAACGTTGCCTCAAATGCTTGGAAAGGTATTCAAGGCGCTTGGGACGGTATGGTAGAGTGGTTCTCTAATCTATGGAACGGAGTAAAAGAAACTGCTTCAAATGCTTGGAATGGTTTCCTTGAGAAGGCTAAGCCAGTCATCGACGCTATTAAAAAAGCGTGGGATAGCATTAAAGAGTTCTTCTCTGGATTGTGGGAAGGCATTAAAACGATTGCCTCGAATGTTTGGAATAGTTTCCTAGAGGGCGTTCAACCAATCGTGGAGGCTTTAATGAATGTATGGAACGCCTTGACGGAGTTCTTTACGACATTATGGGACGGTATTGTTTCAATCGCTAAAACGGTTTGGAATGGTATTGTCGAGGTTGTAACTGCTGTTGTTGAAACGGTTAAGAACGTATGGAACGGAATAGCAGAGTTCTTTAGCAACCTATGGAAAGGAATTACAGAGGCGTCTACTATTGCGTGGAATGGTTTTGTTGATTTCCTTACTCCTATTGTTGAAACAATCAAAGGATTGTGGAATGGTTTTGTTGAGTTCATGACTGGCGTTTGGAATGGTATTGTTTCAGTTGCTACTACTGCTTGGAATTTACTACAACCTATCGTCGAAGCGGTATGGACTGGTATTCAAACATATATCTCAACCGCTATTCAAAACATACAAACTGTTATCTCAACTGGAATGCAAGTTGTTCAAGAAGTATGGAATGCGGTTTGGACGGTATTTACAACGATTGTTCAAACTGTATGGACGGTAATTTCAACGGTAATTTCAACAGTATTGAATGTAATCGCAGGTATTATCAACACGGTTACCGCTGTAATCAAAGGAGATTGGAGTGGTGCTTGGGAGGCAATCAAAGGTATAGCCTCGACCGTTTGGGAAGGTATCAAGACAATCATTTCAACAGTTATCAATGCAATTAAGGACATCATTAGTGCTGTCTTAGGCGCGATCAAAAATACCGTTTCAGCGATTTGGGAAGGTATTAAGAGCATTTTTACAACAACAATCAATGCAATTAAAGAAACAGTCGTCAATGTTGCGAACGCCTTGAAGGAAGGTTTCTTGGGTGCGATGGACGCACTTAAAGGCGGAGTTTCAAGTGCTATTGGGGCAATCAGTGGTTTCTTTGGAAAATTATGGAACATTGATTTAAGCGGTGCAGGTCGTGCGATTATGGATGGTTTCCTCGGTGGTTTGAAAGCAGCATGGAATGCAGTTACTGATTTTATCGGTGGCGTTGCTAACTGGATTGCAACACACAAAGGTCCTATCTCGTATGACAGACGATTGCTTATCCCTGCAGGGTTTGCTATTATGGGCGGTTTCAATAGAGCTTTAATGAGCGGATTTGAAATTGTAAAAAGCAACGTGTCTGGAATGGCAGGCGGTATTCGTTCGATGTTTGACGATGCAGGCTCAAGGGTTTCAGCTATGTCAAATGCTTTACAAGGTGATTTCTCTAACAACGTATCTGGCACATTATCAGCAACTTATGAAGTCAATCAGACAAAAGAGCCAGCGGTTATTAACCTTGCACTTGGTTCTAATGATTTCAGAGCGTTTGTTTCAGATATTTCAAACGTCCAAAATAAAGAGGAAAGGATAAGATTGAAGGCTTCAAGCCTTTAATGGTGACTTAAATGTATATTTTTAACGATACTACAAAAGGCACACCAACATTTAACTCAGGTCTAGAAGTTCAATTTGGTGGAGTAAGCCTCAATCAAGAAATGAATAATGAGGACGGAACGTTTTTTGTGGCGAATACCACAGGTCGAGACGTCCTCGATTTTAACCATGAAACAACAAAAATAAAAGGGCGAGACGGTCAATACCTCTATGGTGCGACTTACAAAGAGCGTGAAATTGAGGTACAGGTCAGATTAACTGGTTATACTGATTTAGGAATGAGAAAACAATATGAGCGGTTAAACCGCTTGCTGTTCTCTCGACAAGCTAAGAAATTAGAGTTTGGTGATGACGGAGAGAGATATTACAAAGCTATCTTTTCAAAAGTTAAAAAACCAGAATTGGAAGACGCAAACGACACAGTTATCAAACTACATTTCATTTGCTATGACCCATTTAAGTATACAGAACCTAAAAGTACAGGAAGCAACAAGGTTACTTATAACGGAGATTTTCCAACAGAGCCTATTTTGTACCTTACAACGCAAGCAAGTTCTGAAATTCGCATATTACACCTTGAAACTCAAAAATATATCAGATTAAAAGCTGCTTACGTTCAAGATTTAAGTCTGGTAATTAATTGTGAAACTAGAGAAATCACGTTAAACGGCAGAAACGAGTTGAAAAACTTTGATGTGGTTAACAGTCGATATTTTAAACTTCAAAAAGGTGTAAACACATTTCAAGTTGAGGGTGCGACATTGAATGATATCCAATACAAAGAGGTGTTCGCATGATTTATTTATTCAATCAGACGGAAGAATTGATTGACGTTATTGACGAGGCGAGCCTTGCAGATTTTACGCATACTATTGAATTGAACACGTTTGACAGAGCGAGTTTTGAACTTCCAATAGATTACAAGCCTAACATCATCAAAGAGGCTCAGTTTTTTGGTTTTCAATCAAGGGATAACGCTTTTTGCTTATTCAGAATTTCTGGAAAATCTCGTGACCTCGGTTTAACTATCCAAGGTATAGACAGAGCAGAAAGTGACTTACATTCATTTGTTATCGAGGATAAGCGTCCTAGAGGAACTGCTGACCTTGTATTGAGTGGAATTTTAGAGGGGACAGGCTATCAATTAGGAAATGTGGACGGCTTGACAAGGATTGGAAAAATGAGTTTCTACTACATTTCAGTCCGCCAAGCTCTCGTTAAAATCATCGAGTCATACGCTTGCGAATTCAAGGTTCGATATACTTTTGTCGAAAACAAGATAATCGGACGATATATTGACCTCAGTCAAAGATTTGGACATGCTACTGGACATCAGTTCGAGTATGGTTCTAACATTTTAAATGTTACTCATGAAGAGTCGTCAGACGAGGTTGTAACTGCTTTAATTGGACTTGGTAAGGGTGAACAAAGCACGGATGAAAATG